GTTATAAGTAAGACCGGTCAAATAGGTGAAGTATATGAAATACAAAACCTTAAAATAGCGTTACCACCTTTTAAAGGTAAACTAAATAAGGATAAAGACAAATGGTCTAGAGAAGAATATCCTAAAGAATTAAATAAAATTAAAAGTGTATTTGAGTGGAATAAATACCCAGAGCACTTTAAAGAAAGATGGTATGATTATATCGATGAACAATTTAAACGTCGTAACGAAGGTCATTGGTTCAATAACAAAGGTGTTGCTACTTATCTCACTGGCACTCACTACATGTACTTGCAGTGGAGTAAAATTGATGTTGGGGCAGCAGATTTTAGGGAGTCAAACAGATTATTCTTTATATTCTGGGAAGCTTGCAAAGCAGATCAAAGATGCTACGGTATGTGCTACCTTAAAAACAGACGATCAGGTTTTTCATTCATGGCATCAGGCGAAACTGTTAACTTGGCAACAATCAGTTCAGATTCAAGATTCGGTATCTTGTCAAAATCAGGGGCTGATGCTAAAAAAATGTTTACAGATAAGGTAGTACCTATATCAATTAACTACCCGTTCTTTTTTAAACCAATACAGGACGGTATGGATCGTCCAAAAACAGAACTAGCGTACAGAGTACCAGCATCAAAGCTAACTCGTAGGAAACTAGATCAAGGTGAAACACCCGACGAAGTAGTAGGACTTGATACAACTATTGACTGGAAAAATACAGGTGACAATAGTTATGATGGTGAAAAATTAAAACTACTTGTGCATGATGAATCAGGTAAATGGGAGAGACCTGATAACATATTGAATAACTGGAGGGTTACAAAAACAACTCTTAGATTAGGTAGTAGAATTGTCGGTAAGTGTATGATGGGATCAACATCAAACGCTTTAGATAAAGGTGGTGAAAACTTTAAAAAATTATACTATGCTTCAGACGTTACAAAAAGAAACCGCAACGGACAGACTAGCTCAGGACTATATTCTTTGTTCATACCTATGGAGTGGAATTACGAAGGATTCATTGATACTTATGGACACCCTGTCTTTGATACGCCGGCAAAATCAGTTGAAGGAGCCGACGGACTTCAAATTGAAGTAGGTGTTATAAACCACTGGGAAAACGAAGTTGAAGGTTTAAAAGGTGATCAAGATAGTTTAAATGAATATTATAGGCAGTTTCCCCGTACGGAACAACATGCTTTTAGAGATGAAACAAAACAGTCTTTATTTAATCTAACTAAGATATACGAGCAAATAGATTATAATGATGAATCTGATAACTCTAAATTAATAACAAGAGGTAACTTTGTTTGGCAAGGTGGTATAAAAGATACAGTCGTTAATTTTATGCCAAATAAAAATGGTAGGTTCTTAATTTCATGGGTTCCACCTATAGAATTACAAAATCGTGTAATAATAAAAAATGGAGTTAAATATCCTGGTAACGAGCATTGTGGTGCTTTTGGATGTGACTCATACGATATATCAGGTACAGTAGATAATAGAGGATCTAACGGAGCTCTTCATGGGCTTACAAAGTTTTCTATGGAAAACGTACCGGCTAATATGTTTTTCTTAGAATACATATCAAGACCTCCAACGGCTGAGATATTCTTTGAAGATGTGCTTATGGCCTTGCATTTCTATGGTATGCCATTGTTAGCAGAAAATAATAAACCTAGACTTTTATATTATTTAAAACGTAGAGGTTACAGAGCTTTCTCAATAAACAGACCAGATAAATTAAAACTGTCTGTAGCGGAAAGAGAGATAGGTGGAATACCTAACTCATCAGAAGATGTCAAGCAAGCTCACGCTGCTGCTATAGAGTCTTATATAGAAGATCATGTTGGGCTTAAAGAAACTATGTATGGTAATATGTATTTTCAAGAAACGTTAGAAGACTGGGCTAAGTTTAACATAAACAATAGAACAAAGCACGATGCTTCTATTAGTTCTGGTCTAGCCATAATGGCGTGTAATAAAAATAGGTACACACCTATGAACATAGTTAAAAAAAATGTTGTTCCTTTAGGTTTCAAGAAATTTGATAACCAAGGTAGTATTTCAAAAATAATAAAATAGATGATTTATACTAATTCTAGTAGCACTTTTCCAAGTCAGGTAGTACCAGACGCAGAGAAAAAGACTTATGAATATGGTTTGTCCGTAGCTAAAGCTGTTGAAGGCGAATGGTTTAGAGGAGATAGAGGAACTGGAAACGGCGGGAGGTTTGGAAATAACTGGTCTAGATTTAACGATTTAAGACTATACGCTAGGGGCGAGCAAAGTGTAGCGAAGTATAAAGATGAACTATCTATCAATGGTGATTTATCTTATTTAAATTTAGACTGGAAACCAGTAGCTGTACTTTCTAAGTTTGTAGATATTGTAGTAAATGGTATGACTGACAAAGGTTATGAAATAAAGTCTTTTGCTTCAGATCCTTATGCTTTAAAACAAAGAACTGATTACGTTGGTAACATACTTAGAGATATGAACGCTAAACCTTTGTTAGAATCTATACAGCAAAATTTAGGAGCTGATTTATCTTATACATCAGACCCAAGTAATCTTCCTGAAAGTAAAGAAGAATTAGATTTATTTATTCAATTAAATTATAAACAAAGTATAGAAATAGCAGAAGAAGAAGTTATATCTAATGTTTTTAATTATAATAAATACGAAGAAATAAAAAAGCGTTTAGCTTATGATTTAGCTGTTTTAGGTATATCAGCGGTTAAAACTAATTTTAACTTAACAAATGGAGTTGTTGTTGAGTATGTAGATCCAGCAAGTTTAGTTTATTCATACACAGATGATCCTAATTTTGAAGACATATACTACGTAGGTGAAGTTAAAAGCTTATCACTTGAAGAAATTAAAAAACAATTTCCTGACTTAACGCAGGCTGATTTAGAAGAAATACAACAATACGCTGGTAACAATAATTATAGAACTAATTTTTATAATTATGACTATGATACTAATTTAATACAAGTATTATATTTTGAATATAAAACTTATTCTAATCAAGTATTTAAAATAAAACAAACAGATCAAGGTCTTGAAAAAGCTCTTGAAAAACCAGATACGTTTGATCCACCAGAAAGTGATAACTTTAATAGAGTTCATAGAGCTATAGAGGTTTTATATAGTGGTGCTAAAATACTTGGGCAAGAAAAAATGTTAAAATGGGAGCTAGCTGAAAATATGACTAGACCGTATAGCAACCAAACAAAAGTTCAAATGAACTATAGCATATCCGCGCCTAGAATGTACAAAGGTAGAATAGAAAGTATTGTTAGTAAATGTATAGGGTTTGCTGATATGATACAACTTACGCATTTAAAAATACAACAAGTGTTAGCGCGTATGGTGCCAGATGGTGTATATATAGATGTTGATGGTCTTGCGGAAGTTGACCTTGGTAACGGTACTAATTATAACCCAGCGGAAGCTTTGAATATGTACTTCCAAACTGGTAGTATTGTAGGTAGAAGTTTAACGCAAGACGGTGATCCTAATAGAGGTAAAGTACCAATACAAGAATTGCAGACATCGTCTGGTATGGCTAAAATACAAGCGTTAATACAAACGTATCAATATTATTTACAAATGATACGTGATGTGACGGGTCTTAACGAAGCTAGAGATGGTAGTCAACCAAGTAAAGATGCTTTGGTTGGTTTGCAGAAACTAGCAGCTGCCGCTTCTAACACAGCTACAAAACATATATTGCAATCGTTAATGTATTTAACTGTTAGAACAGCAGAGAATATTAGCTTAAGAGTTGCAGATTCTTTAAGTTTTCCACTTTTAAAAGAAGCTTTATTAAATTCTGTAAACTCATTCAACGTGGCTACACTTTCTGAAATTGAAAGTTTAAACATGCATGAGTTCGGTGTATTTTTAGAGCTAGAACCTGAAGAGGAAGAAAAACAAATGCTTGAAAAAAATATTCAAATAGCTTTGCAGGCTGGGCAAATTGGTTTAGAAGACGCTATTGATATTAGACAGATAAATAACACAAAACTAGCTAATCAATATCTTAAGTTAAGCCAAAAGAAAAAAAGACAAAGAGATCAACAAGCTCAACAAGCAAATATACAAGCACAAGCACAAGCTAACGCTCAATCTGCTGAGCAAGCTGCTATGGCTGAAGTTCAAAAACAGCAAGCACTTACACAAGAAAAAGTTAGTATTGAACAAGCTAAATCGCAGTTTGAAATACAACGCATGCAGACAGAAGCTCAAATAAAAAGAGAGTTAATGGCTGAGGAATTTAATTACAATATACAGTTAGCTAGAGCTAGAGCTGACGTTGAAAAATCTAAAGAAAAAGAAATAGAAGATCGTAAAGACGAGCGTGCTAGAATTATAGGTACACAACAATCAGAAATGATTTCACAACGTCAAAACGATGAGCTACCTAAAAACTTTGAGTCATCTGGATTTGACTCACTAGGAGGATTTGGACTTGAACAGTTTGAACCTCGTTGAAAATAAAATCCTTTAATTTTATACTATTATATTATGTCAGAAGAAGTAAAACAAGAAGGAGAGTTTAAAATAAAAACTCCTTCAAAGCCTAAAAATTTAGGTGATAATATAGGTGAACCTATTAAAGTGAACATGAAAGAACCTTTAATAGATATTGAGCCAGATGTTAAAAAAGTAGTAATCACAAAAGAAGACGCTAATGCCGTTCAAACACAGGAGACAAATGATAGCGATGCTATTATCGAAGAGTCCAAAGACAGTAGCGACAGCGAAGAAGTGGTTAAAGAAGTACGGACCACCGAAGAAGGAGTAGAATCTCCTTTAACTGTAGTTGAAGATACTGAAGAAAAGCAAGAAGTTGCTGAAGAGCAAACGCAACAACCAGTTGTAGAGCAAAAACAACTACCAGAAAATATTGACAAGCTAGTTACTTTTATGGAAGAAACTGGTGGAACTGTAGAAGACTATGTTAGGCTTAATGCAGATTATACCAATGTTGATAATAAAACTTTAATTAGTGAATATTATAAACAAACTAAACCACACTTAGATTCTGAAGATGTAAGTCTTTTATTAGAAGACTTTGATTACGACGAAGATATAGATGAACCAAAAGATATACGCAAAAAGAAAATTGCGTTTAAAGAGGAGGCTGCAAAAGCTAAAGACTTTCTTGAAGGCTTAAAGAGTAAATACTACGACGAGATCAAGTTGAAACCGGGCGTAACTCAAGACCAACAAAAAGCTACAGACTTTTTCAACCGATACAACGAAGAGCAAGATGCAAATAAAGCTAAGCATGAAGTTTTTAAACAAAAAACTAAACAATTACTTAACGAAGATTTCAAAGGTTTTGATTTTAACGTTAGTGATAAAAAGTTTAGATACGGTGTTAAAAACCCATCACAGATAGCAGAGCAACAATCTGATATTTCAAATTTTATTAAGACGTTCTTAAATGATAAAGGAGAAATACAAGATGCTAAAGGCTATCATAAAGCTTTATACGCAGCACGAAATGCTGATACTATAGCGCAACATTTTTATGAGCAAGGCAAGGCCGATGCTGTTAAAGATGTTATGGCTAAATCTAAAAACATAAGTAATGAACCTAGGCAAACAGCTTCTGGTGATGTATTTATAGGAGGTTTAAAAGTAAAAGCAGTTAGTGGTCTTGATTCTTCAAAATTAAAAATCAAAACAAAAAAATTTAACTAACAAAAATTATAATTATGGCTTTAACTCCACAATTTGGTTCTTTGGTGCCAACTTCAACTCAACAGTTGCTGGCTACAAACTACCTACAATTTAACACAGGTGCTGGTGCGGATTTTGCACAACAGTATTTACCTGAAATTTATGAACAAGAAGTAGAGCGTTACGGTAACCGTACACTATCTGGATTCTTACGCATGGTTGGCGCGGAAATGCCAATGACGTCTGATCAAGTTATTTGGTCTGAACAAAACCGTTTGCATATTGCTTATGACGATTGTACGCTACCTGGTGGTGGTGTTATCCGAGTAGCTCCTGCAGCTGGTGCAGCTACAAAACAAAATGTTATTTCTGTAAATGATACAGTAGTAATTTTGGACACTGTGACTGGTGCTGAGCAAAAAGGTATTGTTACGGCTTCTACACAAGCAGTTGTTGGTGGTGCTAACGGTGATATTACTGTTTCTAACTGGGACGGAACTGTTGGTGGTGCTGGACTTACTTCTGGTAGTATCAAAGTATTTGTATATGGTTCTGCATATGCAAAAGGAACTAGCATGTTAAGCGGCGGAAATGTTGCCGATGGAACTCAACCTAGAAATTCTATCACTCCTCAACTAACTCAATACTCAAACTCTCCAATTATTATTAGAGATCAGTATGTAGTTAATGGTTCTGATATGGCTCAGATTGGTTGGGTAGAAGTTGCTACTGAAGACGGTACTTCTGGATATCTATGGTATTTAAAGGCTGAATCTGAAACTCGCTTGCGTTTTGAAGATTACCTAGAAATGGCTTTGATTGAAGGCGAGGAAAGTGCAATTGGCGCTGGAGCTGGTGTAGGTGCAGGTCTTATTCCTGGTACTCAAGGTTTATTTGCTGCTATTCAAGAGCGTGGTAATGTAGAAGTAGGATTTACTGCTGCTGCTGGACTAGACGAATTTGATGCAATTCTTAAAAACCTAGATACTCAGGGTGCTATTGAAGAAAACATGTTGTTTTTACAACGTCAAACTTCACTAGATTTTGATGATATGCTATCTGCTATTTCTGCTGGTTCTGCTGGTGGTACTGCATTTGGTCTTTTCGAAAATTCTGAGGAAATGGCATTGAACCTAGGATTCTCTGGATTCCGTCGTGGTTCTTACGATTTCTATAAGACTGACTGGAAATATCTAAATGATGCTTCAACTCGTGGTGGTGTTACTGGAGTAAATTCTATCGAAGGTGTATTAGTTCCTGCTGGAACAAGTACAGTTTACGATCAGATTTTAGGATCTAACATCCGTCGTCCATTCTTGCACGTACGATACAGAGCTTCACAGAGTGACGATCGTCGCATGAAGTCTTGGTTGACTGGTTCTGCCGGTGGTGCTTTTACCTCAACTCTAGATGCAATGGAAGTAAACTTCCTATCTGAAAGATGTTTGGTAACTCAAGGTGCTAACAACTTTGTACTATTCAAAGGAGTGTAATCACTTAAGTAATACTTACCCCTGATGTAATTTCAGGGGTAACTATTACCTTTATTAATTATTTAATTTTATTATATCATGGCTAAAGAAGCTAAAGCAGTAGAAACAACTGAGGTTGCACCTCAAAAAACAGTTAAGGTTAAAACTGTAGAACAAAAACCAAGTAAACCTGAGTGGGAAATTAAAGAGCGTATTTATTATTTAACAGGTAATAAATCTCCTTTGACTTTAAAAATTCCAGGTAGACACACTAAAAAACATGCATTACTATATTTTGACGAAGCTACAGGTAAGCAAAGAGAAATTAGATATGCAACAAACCAAGACTCACCACTTGTTGATGAGCAAAAAGGTGAAGTAACTTTAGGTCATATTATGTTTAGAGATGGATCGTTAACCGTACCTAAGCAACAACAAAACCTACAAAAACTACTTTCATTATACCACCCTTTGAAAGGTAAATTGTATCAAGAATTTAGCGCTGTTGAAGAAGCAAAAGATGAACTTGATACTATTGAACTTCAAGTAGACGCGTTGAACGCTGCAAGAGAAATGGATATAGATCAAGCAGAGGCTATTATGCGTGTTGAGGTTGGTTCTAAAGTATCTCAG